TTTCTAAAAAGTGGTTTCTGCCAGAACCCAGATTGACGAAAGAGGAGAGAGACGAACGTGACCCAGCTAGTCAAGTATGATGCAGCCAAGAAGGCATTGGCGGAGGCCAAGCGCGTCGACGAGGTCCTCAAGATCGAGGAGCTGGCCAAGCGCATGGCCGCCTACGCCAGGCAGGCCAAGGATACCCAGATGATCCAGGACGCAACGGAGTTGCGCCAGCGGGCGGAGCGCAGGCTCGGCCAGATGATGGAGGAGGCGAAGCAGAAGGGAGAGCGAAGAGCAGATCGGAATAAGGGGAAAAACTGGGTTCTGCCAGAACCCAGTTTGACGAAGTGAGTAAGGGTGGTAGTGAAACCAGGAGAGTAAAGGGATGAAAGTCGATCTCGTCTACTATACGGGAATGGGCATGCCTGACCCTGCAGCGTTCGCTGCAGGCCTGTTGGTCTGGGCCAAGCGTACCAGGATCGAGGTCTCCCCAGAGGGACTCGAGGCCGCCGTAAAGATTTCGGAGGAGGAGCGGCTCGCCGAGCTTAACTATATCGCTGCGACCATACCCGCGAGCTGGGAGTTCGTAGATTTTGTCTTCGTACTCCAGGGCGTAACGAGGGCATTCACCCAGCAGATGACCAGGACGCGAAACCTGTCGTTCGCCCAGCAGACGCTCCAGGAGCTTAGGGTCGATGGCTTTGGCTACGACGTCGGCCCCACCGTCCGCAGACACCCGGAGGCAGAGGACGTCTACCACGATGCAATGGACCAGATCAATGCCGCCTATACCAGTATGATCGAGCTGGGGGTGGAGATCCAGGATGCCCGCGGTGTCCTGCCGCTGAACATTTTGACTAACCTCGTCGTCAAGGGAAACCTACGGAGCCTCGCCGACATTCTCCGCAAGCGGGCCTCTCCCCGCAACCAGGGTGCCCGCCCCGGTTACGAGGGCGAGTGGGCCTGCGTCCACAGGGAGATGAAGCGCCTGATGGTCTCCGCCCTACCGTGGACGGACCTGTTCCTCAATAGGACCGAGGACCAGGTGGCGGCGGACATGTATAAGATGCTCGAGAGTATCACCGACAAGACGCTACGGGTCAACTTGACCAAGGGCATCGACCAGCTCCTCACCAACGTGGGAGGCGAGCCGTGAGCGACGAGGGGACCCGGCTTTGCCTTCCGCATCCTCAGTGAGATTAAGATTGTTAGGTGTAGCGACTTGAGAGTAGTGACAAAGTGACCTGGCTCTTGGGCATACGACCTGGGCATAGGGGCCTACCGCCCCTATACCCTACGGGCGGCAGGACCTCTGCGGCAGACCGGCTGCGGATCATGCTCGGTCTCACTGTGGAGGAGTTCGTCGCCACCTTCCCCGTAAGGGCGAACGTATTCAACTCCCGCATGGGGTCGATGATTGCCCGCGTCGTTACGGGGAGGGCCTTCGTCCTTGGCCGCGAGGCGTGGGTGGGCCTGGGTCTGCCCGGCGACCATGAGTTCTGGGCCAGCGTGCGGAGGGGGCGGGCCACCTATACCCTCTTGCCCCACCCCTCTGGCCGCTGCCGCATCTACAATATAGAGAAGAACCGAGCCCGCTTGCGGAGGATCATACGTAGAAGCAATAACCAGTACGCAAAGCTGGCCGCACCGCCAGCATAAAGGATGACAAGCCATGAGCACACAGCCATTTCGGTTGGCCCTCCGCGCAGAGGGCAAGGATTGGAACGCCTACCTCGCACGGCAGGGGACGATGGACGGAGCGGTCCTGATGGCCTCCATCCGCAGGTCTCTGGCGGAGGACCCCGCGGTGAAGGAGGCATTCATCGAGACGATGAAGCTGGCGATGGGTGCGGCCGTAAGGGCCGTCGGGCTAGGCGACATCTCGTGGCCCGATCCCCCGCAGCAGGCCCCAGAGAGCGAGAGGTCCGGCAATGGGTGACCAAGAGAATATGATCTGGAGCTAGCGACGATGCCGCCAACTCAGGACTGAGAGAGGATGAGCCGCTTAGGCTATAGTAACGATATCGACTATTGGTCCCTCATCCGCTGGAGAGGAGCCGTTGCGAGTGCCGTCCGCGGCAGGCGCGGCCAGGCATTCCTACGCGAGATGCTGGCCTCCCTCGATGCCCTACCGGAGCACAGGCTGATCGCGCACGACGGTGAGGTCTGTGCACTCGGTGCGGTAGGCCGCGCACGTGGAATGCCGATGGCCGACATCGATCCCGAGGACCACGAGACAGTGGCTGCCAAGTTCGGCGTGGCGCACGCACTTGCCTGTGAAGTCATGTGGATAAACGATGAGTTGAGTAATTCCCCCGAGAGGCGCTGGGCTACGGTGCGTGATTGGATCATAGAGAGGCTGGAGGAATGACCAAGGATATCGTCATTGTCGACATCGACCACACCGTCGCAGACGCTGCGTGGCGAGACCCCCTGATCGGCAAGTGGAAGGAGTACCACGAGGCCTCCTCGAGGGACAAGCCAATCAAGTTCATGGCCGACTTGATACTCCGCCTCGTACCAAAGTACTACATCGCTGCGGTGACCGGCAGGGACGAGGCGTACCGCGCTCTCACCATAAGGTGGCTCATAGAGCATGACATACTAATCGACCACCTGGTCATGCGCCCCTATGGCGACTACCGCCCGTCCCCGGAGATGAAGTGCGCACTAGTCAAGGCATACTTCGATTTATCGAAGATAGCCTTCGTTCTAGAAGACCGCAGCGACTGCTGCGCAGCCTACTTCCAGCTGGGGCTGAGCGTTCTCCAAGTCAGCTACAACCACGGAGGAAAGACCAATGTCGAGGCAGCTCAAGCCAGTTGAGACCGACGTCGGTAGGGCGCTAAAGTCCCTCGCCGACCTCCACTCCGAGCGCGGAGACCTCTACAGGGACGACTACGTCCGCGTCGGTGCCAGCCTGGCCGCCCTGTTCTCCTCCGGTGTCACCCTGTCCTCCCCGGAGGACTTCTGCCGCTTTGCCCTACTGGTCCACCTCCACGGCAAGCTGGGCCGCTACGCAGTCATGTTCGACCGAGGCGGCCACGACGACAGCCTCGACGACATGGCCGTCTACTCCCAGATCCTCCGCAAGGTCGATGGAGAGGCGCGATGATAATGAAGCCAGTCTGCGCCCCGTGCCGTCGCTTCTTCCGCCCCAAGAGGAACGGCTTTTACTTCATTGAAGGGATGCCCACCGTGAACGACGCCAAGCCGGGCAATGCGGAGCCGGAGAAGTGGAAGCCGTATAAGCTCTGGCAGGGAGACCTGTGGGAGTGCCCCGACTGCAACTCGACCATCGTAGTCGGTACTGGAATGAGACCGGTCGCCGTACAGCACCAGGAGGACTTCCCAGAAAAGCTCGTATCGTTCGGGGCAACCCAGCTCCAAGTCAATGACTGCTAGCGGCTATGGTCAGTGTTCCCCCAAGGTTCTGGCAGTCGCTCTCTCGCGAAGAGGTCTACGAGATCATCGAGACAGGCTATCTCAACCAAGACCAGCGCCAGCGACTGTGGCGAATGATGGATCTGAACGGAGAGCCGCCAGACGAGCTCAAGCTGTTCATCAATAGCGAAGACATGGACGCCTTCATAGCCAAGGTGATGCGAGAATATGGCAAAAAGTAAGAGCCCTCCCTATCGCCAACTGATCTCGGATGTAATGCCATGGATGACGAACAGCAACACCGACCTCGGCCTGGCCCGCAAGTACCACGTCAGCATCTCCGAGGTCAAGCGGCTGAGGATGTACGTCCGCAGCCTGGTCAGGTGGCAGATGAGCCAGGGGCCGTGGCCAGGCCACTTCGACCCACCGCGGAGGAAGAAGTGAAGATCGTAGAAATTCATACACCAGAAGAAGTCGCTGCAGAGGCTCGGATCATTGCGGAGAGGTGGCCGCAAATCCCAGAGAACATGCGAGACTGCGAGGCATATAATAGGCTGACGACCAAGAAGCTGACCAAGAGTGACCCAGACGAGTCGACGCAAATTCTAGCCGATTGGTATTCGTATTTACGCTTAAGACCAATCTGAGAACATGACCGTCACCGGAAGTAAAAGATGCAGCGCGCCTATGCCGAGATCATTCGGTTAAGAAAGGGCGCGTCAAAGGACGGGAATCCATGAGCGAGCAATGGCTGCTGGTGAAGCGCGGGCTCTACTATCGCCCTAACGACTGCGGCTATACCGGCATCCGCGATTACGCGGGCCGCTACAGCGAAGAGGAAGCGCGGGCGCGCATGAGCCCCGGCATTGCCATGATCCGGCTGGATAGCGCGCCAGAGTTCAGCGAGGCGTGCTTTGAGGACTTGGCGCGCAAGCATCTTGCCGATCAGCGAGACGCCCTGCGAGCGGCGGTTGCGCCGTTCCTGCGCTACTACGACGACATCCGATTCAACCTGCGCAAGCAGCCGCGCCCGACTGATGCGGCCATAGAGGAATGCGGTGAGCGCGTGGCCTGCGTGACTTGGGAAGAGTTCTACGCTCTGCGCAAAGCGTTCACGAATGGCCCGTCACCCCAAACATAGGAGACCACATGCCTGAGATCGGAATCGACCTGGCCATGGACCGGAATATCTCCGAACTAATAACCGACCTTCGGCTCCGTTCGCAGCGCGGCCACGTGAGCACTTTGAGTGTCGGTGAGGCCAAATTGGTCTCAGATGCTCTCACAGGCTTTCGCCAAGTGACGAAGCATTGGGACGAGTTCGGCCCCGAGCATGGTTTCGGCGAGACCATGGATCAATGGAGAGTCGAATAACATGAACACAGAGACAGCCAACCATCCCCGGACCTGCACCTGTCACCCCGACGACAGGCCGGAGCCCTGCACCCATCAATACGCCACGCGCGATTGCTGGCGAGTAGCCGTGCTGTCCGAGACGCAAGCCCACATCGTTTCGCTGAAAAACCGAGATCGGCTTCCCGTCGAGCAAGCGCGCCTCGACTATCTGATGCGCGTCCGACGCTGCCTTGAAGTCTAACGTGTGAACATCACCACAGGAGTACGACCATGGGACGCCCGATGAAACGCCAGCCGAACAAATCCGCGAAGCGCCCGCCCGAGCCGATGCAGGCGTTCGTCACACCGCACCGAGGCAGACGGCAGCCACACCGTCGTCATCGAAATTTCGGAAATCCCGTCGCTCAACATGGCGCAGGGCGTCTCCGACTGGATGCGCGACCTCGTGCGCGCCAACGCCCACAAGATCGGACGGCTCGAAGCTCGGCCGCCAGGGATGCAATAAACTTCCGTCAGAGGAGCGATAGATGATCCGATCGTGGTTGCGGTTTCTCTTCTCGCTGCTGAGTTCTCCGCACTGGCGCTGCTCTGGTTGCGGCGAGATCATGCGCCTACGCGAGGGCAGATATATTTGCAGCCTGCCTGACAACAGAACGGAATGGTACTGCGACGACTGCTGCACCAACGAACTCGAACACGCCCGCGCCGCAGTGGAGGAGAAGCCGTGACTGAACAACGCACTTTCGGACTATATGCGGACGACCCCGCCATGGCCGAGATCGCCCGCCTCCGCGCCGAATGGGCCGCAACATTAAAGAAGGTGGGGCAACTGAGCAGTCAGCGAGACCAACTGCTCGCGGCGCTGAAGTTCTATGCCGATGAGGAGAACTGGCGAGAGGAAATTTTGCATCTCGGCTCACAAGTCAGAGCCGATGAAGGTGAGATCGCCCGCGCCGCCGTCGCCGCCGTGGAGGAGAAGCCGTGACCTTAAAAGATGACAATACAATTTATCGTTTAGAACAAGAAAATGATCGCCTCCGCGCCCAGCGGGACAATCGCGAGATGCTTTTTGAGATGGCTAAGAAAGATGTTGAAAAATTAATAGCCCAGCGGGATCAATTGCTCGCGGCGCTCAATGCACTGGTTTCTCGATTGGATGCTGTTCATGCCAACGAGGATTATAAATCGGTTTGGGTGGTCAATCAAATACACGCAGGTCCGTACCAAGGACCAAACTACACCAACGAACTCGAACACGCCCGCGCCGCCATCGCCGAGACGAGGGACGCGGAATGACCAAGTATGAGAAGCTGCGCCGACAGGTGCTCGCGCTGGTTCCCGCCGACTGGCAGGGGGTAGCGCCACGCGAGGTGCACGCCGTGATCGGCGGTCGCGTCAAGGACGTCTCGCGGGTGCTCGTCGAGCTCTGCGACGAGGGGGTCGTCGAGGTCCGGGGCAACAACAACGCGCGCCGCTACTGGCGAAAACCGCTGGAGAAAATATGAGTTGGGTCTGCAAAGACAAACTGTGGGAGATTTGACCAATGATCGCCTGCATCTTCGACACAGAGACGACAGGTCTGATCGACAACCACAGCATCGCGCTCGGTAAGCAGCCCGAGGTCGTGGAGTTTGCCGCGGTCCGCTTTGACTGGGACACCTACGACATAGTCCATAGGTACGACACCCTGATCAAGCCTAGCTGCGGCAGGCTGCCGGACAAGACCATCCAGACCACCGGCCTGACCGATGCAGACCTCGTTGGCGCCCCTAGCTTTAAGGCTGTCGCAGCCAATATCGCCGGCACGATCGAGCCTGCCGACATCGTCATCGCCCACAACCTGTCCTATGACATCGAGATGATCGATATAGAGTTCGAGCGCCTCGTTAGGAGGGTAGCGTGGCCAGCGATCAAGCTGTGTACCGTCGAGCAGACCATGCACGTTACGGGCAACCGGATCAACCTGAGCGGCCTGCACAAGATGATCACTGGTAGACCCCACGAGGGCGCCCACCGGGCAATGGCCGACGTCATGGCCACCCTGACCGTCCTCCGTGGAGCCAGGGAGAGGGGGTGGCTATAATGAGGGACGAGGACGAGAGGAGGACTACTGTGAAACGGTTTGCCCTCCGCCTCATGAAGGAGGTCGTTGCGCATCAGCGCTACGGCGGCTCTCTCGAGGACGCCATAGACGGCTCCATCCTGTTTATTTCCAACCTGCTCAAGATAGACGAGCGGGAGCTGAGGAGCTACCTCCGTGAGCAATCTAAAACTAACGACGTGGCTCCATGACCTCCACGAGGTTACCGGCACCCTGGTGATATACTGGACCAAGGACGTACCGGAGCGGGAGCGCCAGAGAATGACGGTCATCCTCCGCGGTGTCTTGGCGGAGATGGAGGACCCTAAGAACTGGGATCAGGAGTGAATAATGATAGCGGTCAGGACGGGATACTCGTTTAAGCTCGCCGTCGGTCACGTTAAGTCGGTCGTCGATCGCCTCGTCGAGCTCGGCAAGACCGACGCCCCAATCGCCGACCGGGGCGGCACCTTCGGCTTCGTCTCGTGGACCAAGGCCTGCGCCACCGCTAACCTGCGCCCCGTCTACGGCGTAGAGCTGGCGGTCAGCGACAACTGGGGGACCAAGTCCCGCAAGGAAGCCTCGCCGGAGCAACAGCCGCGCTTCGACTACTGGACCTTTCTGGCCAAGAGCGACCTCTCCGACCTCCACCAGCTGGTCAGGGCGGCGACTGGTAAGGCGGCCAAGGTCCCGGTACTCTCCTATGACGAGGCGCTTGGAGCGCCGGGCGTGATCAAGGTCGCCAATGAGCAGGTCGATATCGACCTTGTCGACTTTGACATAGAGGACGTCTATATGGGCCTCACCCCCGCCACTCCGCTGGGCCTGGTCAGGGCTGCCGCGCGCAGGGGCGCCCTGTTCGTCGCAGGTAGTCGCAACGTCTACCCCTGCAGCGGAGACCTCGAGTTCTATAGAGTCATGCTGGGGAGGCACTCGGCATCGACCCAGACCTATCCGCAGCACATCCTCTCCGACGACGAGCTCGCTGCCGCACTCGCCCCTGCGGCACTCGCCACAGATATCGCTAAAGCTATGGATCACTCCCGCGAGATAGTCTCCGGCTGTTGCGCCGTGCTCGAGAAGGGCGAGTTGCTCCACTTCAATGCCGAGAAGACCCTGCACCAGCTCTGCGAGGAGGGCGCGGCTCGGCTAGGCGTCGATCTATCCGTCCCGATGTATCGGGAAAGGATAGATCGAGAATTAGCCCTGATTGCCGAGAAGAAGTTCGACGACTACTTCCATATCATCTCCGACCTAGTGAACTGGGCCAAGCCCCGCATGGTCGTCGGACCGGCGCGGGGAAGCTCGTGCGGCAGCCTCGCCTGCTACCTGCTCGGTATCACTGCGATAGACCCCATTCCCCACGGCTTGATCTTTGAGAGGTTTATCGATATCACCCGCGCCGACCTCCCCGATATCGACCTCGACTTCTCCAGACAGGACGAGGTGATGGCCTACGCGGAGCAGCGCTACGGCGAGAGGGTGGCCAGGCTGGCCAGCGTATCGATCTTCCAGTCCCGCTCTGCCCTGGCCAGGGTAGGGGCCGCCCTGAAGATACCCTCCTGGCAGGTGGAGAAGGTGGCGGAGACTGCGTTCAAGCGGATGATGGGCGACTCCCGCAAGAGTAGTACGATCTTAGATACGCTCACAGATACCGATCCTGGCAGGGTGATGCTCAAGGAGTTTCCCCAGGCAGTCATCGCCGGCAGGTTCGAGGGTCACCCCGACCACTCCTCGATCCACGCCGCGGGCCTCGTCGTTACAGATAAGCCGGTCTCTACCTACGTTGCCGTAGACCGGAGGAACGGCACTGCGATGTGCAACAAGTACGACGCAGAGTACCTCAACCTGCTCAAGATCGATGTCCTGGGTCTGACCCAGCTCTCGATCTTTGAGCGTACCCTCGAGCTGATCGGTGAGAGCCCCGTCTCCGGCTGGCTGGAGAAGATACCGCTCGACGATGCCAAGGCATTCGATCTACTCAATCGCCACAAGTACTGCGGCGTCTTCCAGTTTACCGGTGCCGCAATGCGCGGCCTGGCCAAGCAGATCACGTTCGAGTCGTTTGAAGACATCGTCGCCGCCACCGCCCTAGTCCGACCTGGCCCGCTCGCCTCCGGGGGGACCAGCCAGTGGGTGGAGAGAAGGGCGGGGCGCCAGGCAGTGACCTATCCACACCCACTGCTCGAAGAATTTTTGAGAGACACCTACGGGATACCGGTCTATCAAGAACAAATCCTTCGGATCGGTAGAGAGCTTGGCGATCTCTCGTGGGCGGACGTGACCCAGCTACGCAAGGCCATGAGCAGGTCCCTTGGTAAAGAGTATTTCGATCAGTATGGGGACAAGTGGAAGGAGACCGCGATCAAGAAGGGGATGCCGCCTGAGGTGGCGACAGAGTTTTGGGTAGCGATGTGTCTTGACGCGAATACTAAAATTAGATTGGCGAAGAGGAGTAAGCCGCTAACTATTAAACAACTATATCGGAAGTATGAGAGTCATCAGACGTATGAGATTAAGCGGAAGGGCTCAAGGCCTTCCCTGGTCAGCCTGTTCCCAGACGGGAGGGGTCATACGCAGAAGGCGCTCAAGTTCATCAAGTCTGGAAGAAAGGTCTGCTGGAAATATATGTTTGAAGACAAGAGCCACGTCATATGTACCCCAGATCATCGCTTCATAGTTAATGGAGGGTGGCAGAAGATAGGAGAGGCAAAGATTGGAGACGACTTCGCATTCATGGGAGAAGACTATGAGAAGCGAGGATCGCGAGCTCGGAACCATACTGGAGGTGGTAAGGGGAGTGGGAAGCGGGATACTCTAGGCCGCTACTCTGGTACGGGTCGCGTCTCCTTTGCTAAAGATTTCCGTAGAGAGATGACAGGCAAGCCCTGTGCTGACTGCGGTAAGATTGCAACTCACATGGAGGTCCACCATAATGATTTCGTGGAAGGTAGAAAGAGACTGCGAGACGTAGCTTGGCTATGTCCTAGTTGTCATCGCACCAGGCACTGGCAGTTTGGTAGAGGGGCAACCCCTCCGTGGGGGGTAGGCAAGGCTGTTACATCAAAGAGACTAGTTAAGAGACAAAAGATCGGATTGAGAGAAGTCTATGACATCTCAATGGAAAAACATTTTAACTTTACTCTTCAAAATGGGTTGATAACTCATAATTGTCAATACGGAGCTTGGTGCCTGAGCGGCGATACCGTATTAGTAGACCCTTATGGAAACCAGTCCCACAAGAAGCGGACCTTTACCCTGAGAGAACTCTACGAAAACGGGGGCTCATTCAATAGCCAGACCGGCAAGAAGCAGAACCTGCTGTGCCTCCAGGACGGGAGGATCAAGCCCCTCAGGTTGGTCGATGTCTACTATAGGGGCAGACAGAAGACCTGGCTGGTCAAGGTCGAGAGCGGAGAGAGCATTCGCGCCACCAAGGCCCACAGGTTTCTGGGCGTGGACGGCAAGTACTGGAGGCTCGATGACCTGCGACCAGGCGACGCGGTCATCTCGATAGGATGGAGTGCAGGCAGGACCGCAGTAGCCTCCAAGATCGTCTCTATCTCCGATCCCAAGATCGAGGACACCTACGATGTAGCCATGCCAGAGCCCTATAATAACTTCGTTGCCAATAACTTCGTAGTCCACAACTCCTTCAATAAGAGTCACAGCGTCGCCTATGCCTATGTCTCGTATTGGTGCGCGTACCTCAAGGCCCACTACCCTACGGAGTTCGCCGCCGCCACGCTCGATGCAGAGGAGAAGCCGGAGCGCCAGATCGAGCTGCTCCGCGAGCTAGCAGAGGAGGGCATCGGCTATATCCCGGTAGACCCGGAGAGGTCTACCGCCCGCTGGCAGGCCACCAGCGATGGCCGCCTGCTGGGTCCCTTGACCAACATCAAGAGCATTGGCCCCGCCAAGATGCTGCTGATCCTCCAGGCCCGCAGGGGAGAGCGCAAGCTAACCGCCTCGCAGGCCAAGCTGCTCGAGAACCCAAAGACTGCAATCGATAGCCTGTTTCCGATCAGGGACCGCGTCCGCACTCTCTATCCAAACGGGCTTGGAGACGCGAACATCGCCAGTCTGCCAACTCCGGTGATCGCGTGCCAGCCTGGTATCCAGGGCCCGCAGGTCATTGTGGTGGTGATCAACCGCCTGATCCCCAAGGACGAGAACGAGCCGGTCAAGGTCGCCCGCAGGGGCGGGGTCCTCCTCGATGGTCCGATCCAGGCACTCAACATGTTCGTCAGGGATGACGGAGATGAGATGTTTGCCAAGATCGGTCGCTTCAAATTCAATGAGTTGGGCAAGCCCGTCCAGGAGGAGGGCAAGCCGGGCAAGGTGATCTACGCCTTAAAGGGGGTAGTCCCTCCGTCGTTCAGAATGCTCGATGTCCGGCAGGTCAGGAAGCTCGGATATATGGAGGAAGGCTATGATGACAATAGACCAAGCGGCGATCCTGATTAGGGAGACTAGCGGCCAGCTCGGAGAGGCGCTGCCGCAAGACGTCTGCGTGGCGATCGCCACCAGGCTGCTCTCTCCGCCTCAGCAGCTACGGTTGCTGAGTCCTGGGGACGTCGCTCGCTACCACAGGGAGAGGTACGAAGAGTGAGCGACGGAGATCTGAGGAAGATATTTCGCAACCACCTGCCTATGGTGGCCTGGAGTACGATAGAGACTGGCGCGGTCGAGCCCGGCGTCGCCGATCTCAACGGCCTGCTTAACGGTGTTGAGTTCTGGGTAGAGAACAAGCGCACGCTTGCCTATGCCGTAGAGGTCAAGCCGAGCCAGGTCGCCTGGCACCGGCTGCGGTGGGCCAAGAGGGGGAGGACCTTCTTTGCGGTACGCCGCTGCGGCAGCGAGCTCTGGCTAATCGAGGGCCGCCACGCGCTCCAGCTCAAGGACTACGGTCTGCGGGACTGCCCCACCCTCCTGGTGGCCGACGGAGGTCCGGCCCGCTGGCCATGGGCCAGGGTTCTAGACCTCCTAGTGGGGCACTAGGAGGGCCCATGTGCAGCGGTTAGACCGTGGGGTACCCCCTCCAGGAGGGCCTACCAGCGGCCTTTTCTATCGTATTGGAGGCCTAGAAAATTGAGTAAAATCAAGCCCCCTAGGCCCTTTACATTTCTTCCTTCTTTCTTTATATATAGGAGGCCTTCTAGGGCATGCGGGGAGCTTCCACCCTCCCTCCCCCTAGGAAGTGGTTCGACAAAGTGGTCGGCCCCTGAGGACCTCTCGAGTGCCCTAGCGGCCTTGACCCTCCCCCGGTTGGGGCGGGACTGTAGAGAGGGAGCACGGGGAACCTCCTTAGGACCTCTCCCCCACTAGAGCGATAAGCTGCACGAGGGGAGAGGGCCTGGTTTAGGGCGAACCTCCTGCCGGCATCTACGAAAAGCCGAAGGGAAAATTTAGGAGGGTCTAGGCCCCTGCGGCCTCCTCTCTATTCTCCTCCTAAATTTTCCAGAGCGAATGACCCTCCCTAAAAATTGTTCTTCTCCTCTCGCAAAAGCGGAGGAGCAGTGCCGTCGGCAAACGACGGAGCGCAAGCGCAAGCAGAAAATGCGACAAGAGCGGGGAGGTTGGATCGACTGCGACGGGCCGCCCGCCACCGCGCGGCCCAGAAAGTGAAATGCGGCCTCGGCCGCATCGAGGCGGGATGACCTCCGCCTCCTGAAGATCAGGTCCAACACAAAGGAAAGACCAAGATGACCACCGCAACCACTCTCGACCTCCTCGCCCGCCCGAACACCTACAAGCACTTTGTTGCAGCGGCCCTGCTCAAGAGCAAGGGTAAGACACTCACCTTCGACCAGCTCTCCAAGGCGGCCTACGGCGAGGTTAAGGACGAGTACAAGGCCCCGATTGCTATGATCCTGGTTGGGATCAAGGTCGCGATCAAGGCGAACAAGCTCCCGCTCCAAGTCGTGCGAGAGAAGGGCACCGTGAAGATCGCACCCAAGGGTCGCAGTCGATAAGGCCTAGTGAAATTCGGAGGAGACCCTCCGAGTTGTGCAGGGATGACCTCCTGCGCCTGACGATCAGGTCTCTCCACCCATAAGCAAGAAAGCGAAAGCGATGCCTACCGACAACGTGTGGACCCGCCACCTCCACAAGCCCAAGACGGCGAGCAAGATCAAGAGGACCGCTACCTCCCCGCTCTATCAGTCCCTCCGCAGTGAGAGCTACAGGCTGGGCGAGCGCAATGACTGCTCCGTCGTTGCAGTCGCCGCAGTCTGCGGGGTCTCCTATGCGGATGCCCACGCGGCCCTGGCCAAGAGAGGGCGCAAGCACAAGCGCGGCGTCTATAACTCAATCATCATCGATGCGGTCTTAGGCTTCTCTAAGACCCTAGAGCGGATCGACCCCAAGTCGATCATCAGCAGCTACCCCGGCATCCATAAGACACTCCAGAACGTAACCACCCATCACCCCCGCCGCTTCCCCGGCTCGTTCAATCCGTCCAAGTGCTACCTCTTGTTCATCAAAGGCCACGTGCTCGCAGTCATGGGCGGCGAGGTCAACGACTGGACGATCAACAAGGCCAAGCGTGTGATCGCCATCTACGAAGTTAAGTGAAATAACCCCAAGCAAGAAAGGAAGACCCCACCATGAGTGACGCTTTCTCCAACTTCGCCGTTGACACCGACTTCGATGCTCCTCCGCAGGCTGAGCCGTCGATGCGCGGCCGGCTCTCTAACGCAATCGATGCCTCGCGCTACATTCTCGCGGGCAAGAGCACCGTCACCCTAGTCTCCAAGAAGACCGGGGCGCGGTTTACCTACCGTATATCGGTCAGCGATGACGGGGCCTGCCACTTCGTCGCGCTGCTGTCTGGCCCGAACAACGGGGCCGACTACAAGTACCTGGGCAGGATATCCCGCGGCATCTTCTGGCTTGGCCGCAAGGTCCCCCGCGCCGACGATATCTCCCGCGACGCCCCGTCTGCCCGCGCCTTCGAGTGGACCTGGAAGAGGCTGGCCCGGCAGGTCCTGCCGGACGACCTGGAGGTCTGGCACGAGGGGTCCTGCGGTCGCTGCGGCCGCAGGCTGACCGTCCCGTCGTCCGTAGAGCGGGGCTTCGGTCCCGAGTGCGCCACTAAGATTTAAAGAAAGGAAGACCCTACCCATGAGCTATGTTATGATCAACCGCGCGCCCGACGGCACGCACACCAGAGCCTTCACGAGTGAGGCAGCCGCCCTGGCCGCCCTGGCAGAGATGCTTGGCCGCAGTACAGACGACTGCGGCCTGCCCCTATGCCCCGGCCGCTCCTACTATAGCGACTGGGGCAACGTCATCACGGTAGAGCAGAGAGGCCCGGGCCACACTGCCGCCATCGAGACCAGGCTGCGCGAGGCCTTCGACGCCAGAGAGTGCGGCACTGCAACCAAGCGGCAGATCGCCCTGCTCGAGAAGTATGGGACCTGAGCCATGAACTCGACCGCCTGTGCGACCGCGGCGTTATCAGGTACAGCCGCCGCAAGGGCGGCTACGTCATGACCCAAGCAAGAAAGGAAGACTAACGTGACCACCAAGATGTCCCTCCCCACCTGCGAGGTCCGCGTCTCTACCTTAACCGGCCTCTACTATCTTGGCTTCGGGCCAACACGCTCGCGCTCAGAGTACAAGACCTTTAAGGGCGCCGTCAAGTCGGCCGTCCGCAAGGGATACGAGGTCCTCACCACAGAGGACCCTATGATCGAGTTTGTCAAGAACGAGAGGAAGACAAAGATCGTAACCAACCTCATGAGCGGCAGGCTCATCCGCATCGGTGTCAATACGGACCCCTGCTGTGACCCATCAACCGAGAGCTACTGGAGCAAGTAAACATGATGAAGGCACTGGAGATAGTGGCCGCCGACAGGTGGAACCTCCTAAGCTACAAGGCCGCCGTCCGCGCCCTCCTGGCCTCTGGCCACGCAGCCGGCCATGCCGGCTCTACCTGGGGGGACCTCCCCCAGGAGGTCCAGCGGGACCTGCTGGCCCTGTGGACGAAGAAAAGGGAGGCCTAGGGGCCTCCAGGGGTAGGGCTATAACCCTCCTCCCCGGCTGGGCCCCCCCAGAGGGGCCTCTTTTACAAGCAAGAAAGGAAAGAAACCCATGCAGTACGTCATTAAGAACCACAATGCCCTCATAGGGGAGGCGTTTGCCTTCCTGTGGAGGGACAACCTCAGCCGCCAAAAGAGCGAGGCTGGGAGCTACAACCCCGGCCAGTACTACTACGTTACCGCCTCCGACGTCGAGGCCCAGGTCCGCCTGTTCATCGAGGAGGACCTGGAGCACGTGGAGCGGGGCAGCAAGGGGCGGGCCTGGGGGCGAGGCTATAGTCGCATCACCGTGAGGGGCAACCTACTCAGCGATGTCCGCAAGTGGCTGCTCTGCAACCTGAGCCTGGAGCGCCATAACTTCGGCAGGGGCCACGTCAGTGGGATGCGATTTCGCCCTAGAGGCGCACCGCTCCACCCCTCTGAGGTCCAGACCATGGAGAGGAGAGAGAGGCGCAAGGCCAATGGCCCGGTGATCCACTTTAAGGCGAGGGCCAAGGGTGGCTCGCTGCTCTGCTCAATCAAGCCGAGGTCCCCGTGGTCGCGGCACAAGCACCGCGTCTACTCTACGGAGGCCCAGAAGGAGGTGACTTGTCCCCGCTGCGCTAAGGCCCTCTCCGAGGGACGCAGCCAACCAAAGTGGTGGGTAGGCAAATGAAGATGAACAACGCTAAGCCTTTCGTCTGCTCGATCTGCCAGAGGGAGGTCACCGATGAGTGGGGCAACAACCCCGCCCCCATCTGCGAGGGGAGGTGCTGCGACGAGTGCGACCTCTCTATCGTCCTGCCCGCACGCATTCGCCGACTGAACAGGGAGAAGATACGTGGCCTTTAACATGTGTAGCCCGTCGGAGGATGCCGAGGAGGTCCTCGTCGATGCACTCGATGCCACTCTCAAGCTGATCGGGATCGCACTAGAGGAGGACAAGTTTGAGCTCCTCTCCCTGTGGTTCCTAGGGCAGATGAGTACCGCCTATAGCGCTGGCTACAGGGAGGCTAAGGGCGAGGAGGAGCTATTCAGGGACCTCTTTGAGGAGAGCAAGAGTGGACTGTAACCACGCCTGAGGGATTAAAGATTGCACTCGATGCGTCTCCCCCAGGCGGGCGGCGCATCAGGGGCAATCCCGCCCAAAAGGCCAAGGAGGCCTTTTCCTGATGAAGAAACTTTTGCTCATGGCTACAGTGGCAGTCCTGGCATTCGCCAGTCCAGCTGCGGCTGACGTCATCATCGACAACCACCTCAGCGGTACCGGCGACAACGTGGTGTTCGACAGCTTCAACAGTGTCACCAATGTTGCAGTCGGCAGCTTTAACGGGCAGCATCAAGGGCTCGTTGACTTCAGTTGCTTGGGCGGCTGCCTCGGTTTCACTGGAGCGGCGAACGGCAACGACATCAAGATCGCCGACACCAACGACCTGAAAGTTCAGGTCTTCGACACGACCGGCCTTCACGTGTTGCAGACGCAAACCGATGTCTTTTCTT